CACTATCACTACTAAAAAGTAAAAGCCACTGCGCACCTTTCGGTAACGCACTGGCTGGTTTACTTAAAAAATTTTCTAAAAAAAACGGTATTTGTTGAGTAAATTCCATACAGCAATATTATTTATTGCTGTTAATTAGAATTAATCAGCATATAATGCTGCAGTAGCACCCTGAGCACCGCCGGTAACTCTCCAGTATTGATAAGCAAGAGTAGTAGGTACTGTTACAATTGAACCGTTATCTCCGATATTATAAGCTATATCTCCAATTGACTGTACGTAAGCACCGTAGAGAGTATACTGACGAACTGTATCCATACCTTTATCAAGTAAGTCGAGAATAATATTACTAGGTGTTCTGGCAATATTGTAATTACCGGTTGAGGAGCTGTCATCAAATGTTGCAATAGTAGCATCTTCAAGAGCTGTACGTATATTGTAGCTTTGATCGCAACGAAATGTTACGGCCCAAGCGTCAGATCCAGGGTAACTAGCTGTACCAGGTACGTTGAACTGTAATCCCATAAAAGGTACAGGTATATTAGCAATTGTTCGTCCGGGTAAATTAGCAGTTTCAAGATAAACTAAATTAGTTTCTGTAAAAGAAATATTAGCTAATTGCTGTACTCGAAATTGAAATTGACGTGCAAAGTCGTTACTCTTTACTGATGTGTAGAAGTCTGATATATTTTGTGACATAATTTTATTTTATTGTTGTTAGATTAATTCGTTGAAATCTTGACTTGTTCGTGTAGCTATGAAGTTTACTAAGATAAACTCTGCTGCGCGGGTTGGTTTAATGTAGATATCAACGTTAAGCTGATTACGATCAATAGTGTCAGGTGTATTATTACGAGTATCGCAAACGATCTTGTAATCATATAACCCTTCAGTATTTTGAGCTAATGAAAAGATTGGCTTAATTGTATTAACTAATCTTGTACGTGTGAATGTAGTGTTAGGTTCGAATACAAAGTATTTAACGGCTCTTTGTACGGCGCGCTCAAGTGTTAAGAATAAGCGACGAACATTAACTCTATCAAAAGCAGATGGTTTAGCTTGTAATGTCTTTTGACCGAATACTACATATCCATCTCCAGGGAACAGGCAAATCGGGTTCATCGATAGGGTATAAAGATAATCACGCTGTTTTTGATTTGGATTAAATCCAATATCAACAATGTTTCTAATTATACCGCGGTTAAGTCCTGCTGGAGCAATCCAAGGTTGAGTGAGTGTGTCATTATTAGCGTAAATACCAGCTACGTAACCGGAAGCAGGTACCCATGCAAAATTATCACTGAAGCTATCGTAAACTTTAACCCAGTTAGCATAAGTAGCTGAATAGTTAGTATCAATACCAGTAAATAGCTGCTGTAATGGAGTGTAAATATTTTGTGTAAAATTATTAGTTCTTACTTCAAGTGTTTTAAGATTAGTCCCGTTAACAAATATTTGTCTAAGCGGGTCAGCAATATACATACAATCCTTACGTGTATTCTGTACGAAGTTATTGAATGTATTAAAGATTGTTTGCCAGTACTGAATAGTGCTGGAAGTCGGTTGTGAGCTTAATGATGCTGTATCAGCTACTAGCTGATCATTAAATGTAGCGATCGAGCCACCAGATGTATTAGCAAATATTGTTGAAAGACCTGCATCAAGTACGAGATCTAACTTTGATTTATCAGGTGAATCAATTAATGTTAAAACTCTATTAAGTTTTGCATTAACGTCTCCAATTGTATTGGCATTAACTTGATCGTAAGTAGGGGAATAAATACCTAATGGATATAGAGCATTAGCAGCTACTCTTACGTTAGTAGTTGGATTTGGTGAACCGTTGCTTGTATGGTAATTAGCTCTTGATATTACAGGATTAATATTAACATTAATATTAGAAGAGTTATTATTAAGAATATCACCAATATAGGCTGTCTTAGGTATACCACCAACACGAGCAATATCTTTCTTTGTTGAGTCTAAAGAACCAACGAAGGCTTCTGCTAGAGCATTTGTTAAGACGTTAGGTTGATATGAAGAATTACGAAGCTTGAATACTGTAACAACAAGCGAATCGTTATAGAACGGATTACCAAAACTAAAGTTTGGTATAGACTCAATTTGTTCAGAGAGTGAACCGAATGTTCCAGCTGCTCCGGTAAGAGCGAATGAAAGATTTGATGTAGGAAGCTGACTATATAAGTCATTACCTGATAAGCTAATAATTGCATTTGCTTGAGTAAATGGTACGTTGAGACCAAAACCGCTATTGTCAGAAATATTAACGTAATAACCTTGAAAAGCTTCATCAATAGTAGTTTGTGCTTGATTTAGTATAACTAAACCACCTTCAAGTGTATTAACACCATTTACTATTGTAAATACGGATCCTGTATTAGGAGTAAAGCTAAACGTTGGTGTAGAGCCTGTATAAGTAGGTAAAGTTGTCTTCCATACAAAGTTATTATGAAGTAGGTTATTATAAACGTCTTCACTAAAGGTAACGTGAGTAGGAGCACCGAAAACAATCTGTGAATTAGAAGCACTTAAGAAAGTTTGATTAACGTATGCGAATGTCCATAATGAACTTCCTCCTATAGTAGTTGTAGAGTAGGAACT